ATGGATACCTTCAACAAAGACGAGTCCAGCAACCCTTTCAATACCCCATTCCCCTCGCTACAGGATTGCCCGGCCGCCCAACGGGCCCTGGACTATTACTTGAAACCGGGTGTTTCGGATGAACAGGAACACCGCTTTTTCGACGTGAACCGCAACATCAATGGCGAAGAAGCCCTTGTTCATGCGTGCGACCTGCTGCGCTGCGCGGCAGCCACCGCTCACGAGTCGGCCAACCGTCTACAGGGTTCGAGCCGGGATCTGGCATTTTCGGTGGTGCATATGATTGATCTGGCCAAAGTCATGCTGGATCGGTCCCTGGACGGCTACCCCACTCGTTAAGCAGCGTAGTCAACGAAAACGGCTCCGCGGATGCCAAGGTCATGTAAGCGCGCGCGCACTTTGGCACCGATGAGCGCGCACTTTGGCACTCACTGGGCAGCCTAGGCCGGACGCACGGGCCGATAGGCACGATCAGGGTAGTTGGGGGCACCATCTTTCCATGCCCGAACCTGCACCCTATAGGCTCTCCATTGGTCTGCTGTCCCTGGCTCAGCGCTGGGGTCGTTATCTTCCAGCATCAGAAGCTGCTCAGCGATAAATGCCAGCTCACCTGGCGTTGCTACCGTCGGGTCACCGTCACGCCATATCGCCTCAATTGCAGCGGCCTTGGCTTGCAACGTGTCTTCAGTGATTGCCCAGGTGCCGTCAGCCTGCGCCGTGTAGTCGTCGCTGTCGGGTCTGTAGCCCTGCATTTCGATGAACCCCTCGGGACAGACGGCATCCCCAACAGATTGAAACGAATGCCCAACCATCGCGTAAACAGGCAATGTCATCCTTTGATCCTCCAAACTTGAACTCGACATTGAGCACTAGTGATGTTCGATGCGGGCTGGGTGGGGTAAGTACCGATGCCCGAAACGGCGGTGGATGTCGCCAGGCCACCGGTCCCAGTACGGACAATAATGTCCGCCACCCGGCCTGCTGCCAGTACACCGAATGTATTGTCCGTTGAGGTGCCTGGAGAGGTTACCGCCACCGTCTCCCACACACCGGAGACCAATATTTGAGGAATGCAAATCACGGGAGCGCTACCGAACGGATTTGTCTCCACATATCGAGAGTTGTTGCTGATGGATGCTGGCGAGGCCGCATTCCCACCATTCGGGTAAAGATAGGTGAATGCGATGCTGGAGGACATTTGAAGCTCACCCCAGCCAAGCCACGTGCCTGAGCCCAATTGAGCCGACCGGGTATAGATGGTTCCCACCGAGTCGTTAAACAACTGCCATCGCCCGGACGAGCTTCCCCTCTCTTGATGCAACAGCGTACCTATCGCACCAGCATAAGGCAGAGTCCCCAGCGTAGAGGCAGCCACGATGTATGGACCGTTGATCCGGAGGGCGTCTATGTCTGCCGCTGAGCGAGCAGTATCAAGATCGGACTTGCTGTAAGCGTCAACGATTCCGTAGCCTGCCAGAGTCGTCGCCTTGCTGGCCTTACCCGCTAACGCATTCGTCATCGTAGTGGCAAAGCTTGGGTCGTTGCCCAATGCAGTGGCCAACTCTTTCAACGTATCCAACGCACCCGGTGAAGAGTCTACCAAGCCCGCGACGGCGGTCTGAATGGCACTTGAAGTCTCCGTCTTGGTAAAAGCATCCGTGATGCCGTACCCGGCTACAGTGGTGGGCTTGCCGGTGATTTTTGTCCAGGTGCTCATCGCCGTTTGAAGGGCTTGTATAGCCTTGAGCACCTGCGAATCGTCGGCGGGATTCAGCGTCAGACTTGCGCCTTGAATGAGGTTCACCAGCTCGCGCTGAATCGCGTTTAGCCACGCGGCAGTAATGAGCGTGGCATTGATGCCCGAACCTGGATTGCCCTCGGTGTATTCACCGGCAGCGTTTGCTGTCGTGGTACTGCTTCCAATTTTCTGCATTAGCTGGCTCCGTAACCAAATAGCAAAATGGACTCAGCCGGTTTCATTTGGCTGAGCCTGCATTCAAGTGATTTGTTGCCCCACGATGCCAAGGGATCGCCAGCAGCAGTTCTCCCAGCAACGGCATGGCTGACCGTGACAGCCGGGGCGTTTACGCGCCAAGCGAAGCTCCAGTCGCCACCATAGATAGGGTCGCCCGCACGTGCGCGACCGGCATATGCGGGGCGGAAGGTGGTGATGGTGATGTCATAGCCAAGAGATTTTGCGAGCGCGATAAAGAAGGGCTTGCTCTGTCCACCACGCGTTCCAAGCTTGCTGACGACTGCATTTATTCGCTGCTGTGTCGATTGCTGGATGCCAACAAGGCAAGGGTCAGGCAGCGCCAGGACTCTTTCCCAGTCCGTGAGACCCGCACCAGTGTCAGGAAAGATTGCGCCATAGACCTGGTCAGTGGCCTGCTCAGCCAGCGTCAATGCAGCAGCCTCCGCTTCGATCACCCCCGAAAGCGTTTTGGCGTTGGGATCGTAGGCTTCAAGCGGGAGCAGCAGACGCAGTTGATCAGCTAGGCGAGTCATACCATTGGCACCAGGGTTATGGTGCCCGGCCTGATCCAGCCGATTAGCGAACTGTCCAGCGACGCAGCCACGTTCCCCGCAGGGGACGTCACGGCCCGATCTGAGACGCCAGGCAAGCTACTCACCATCGTTTCGATCTGAGAGCGCCGAAGCCCTTCTTTCGGCTTCAACGCCCCCAGCAGCGCGTCATAGGCGCTCTGAGCGGCAGCTTGTACGTCAGCCAATTCGTAGCCATCTTGTAGCTCGACCTGGGCAATCGAATCGACGGTTCTTAGAGTGGGCAGAAATACCAGCACGTCTGCATAGACCGAACACAAAGACTCAACGTGCGCCTGGCACGCCGCGACTACTTCAGCGGACGGTAATCCATTGCTTGCGGTGATGACGATGTCGACCGTACCGCCACCGCGACGCCTGGGCAAAACCAGCGCGTAAGCAACACCATCGACCTCTTTGGCCCATCGTGCATAGTCGTAATCCGCACCACCTACGGCCGGCTTCTGCATCACGTCCAGGAGGCGAGCCTGCAAGGATTCAACTGACTCCTGATCTTCTCCACCCGTGGTTGCAGCGGAAAAGCTGGTCGATGCGTTCATGCCCAGCGGCGGACTGGTGAGCGTGAGCGCGCCCGTAAGGTTGTTGAGTTGTGAACCCGGTGTTTCTGCTCGGACCACAGCCGAGACAACCCCTGCTGAACTCAGGGTGACGTCTTCGGTAGTCAGGAAGACTGCGCCGGTCGCAATATGGGTTAGGCGAGAGGATGCGAACAGCGTCACACCTGGCGTACCCGTTAGCGGGACCGGTCCCGTTGACGACACGGCGCCCTTTAAATAAAGCCCACGCAATCCCGCTTCATGAATGACTTCATCGTCGTCGGCTTCGTCGGGAAATATCTGCCTGTAAAGCCACGTAAGTTTCTGATAATAGCCTTCAAGCGCCGCTGCAAAGGATGCAGAACGCACGTAATTATCGCTATCAGTGCCAATGTCCGCCTCGGCATTCTGGTTACGGATATCGCGCAGGATGTTGCTCAGTATCGCGTCGTATGTCGGAACGGTGAATGCCATCAGATGACCCTTACAGGATGCTGAAAAACTTGCTCGGCGCCTGCGCTGTCGACCACTGTCACCAACAGAAGCAGCCAGCCGTTATGCGGCTGTTCAACGTCGACAGAAACGGACGCGGCTCGTCCATCATCAATCAGCGGCTGTAGAGCCTCTGTTGCATATTGCTTAGCGAGAACACCGACCCTGGACAAGTCCTTGGAGCGGCGCAGCAGGTAGAGGCGCGAGCCCAAAGTGGGATCGGCCCACCAGGAGCCGAGTGGCACGGTGAGCCGGAGATAAATGGCGTTGGCAAGCGTTTTGATACGCTTGCCGGTTAAGTCGCCTGAGATTGGGTCTATGCCTGCGTCCATGCGAGCATGATGAGGGAGTGGCGTCAGGGCTGGATTAAGCTTCCTTATAAGAATCAGAAAGCCACCCAGCTCGATTATCACATGCTGATGGTGCCGCTTGAATTGGGAGCGATGCTGCCCTGAGCGAGGATGTTGCCGCCAGCCCCGATGCTGCCGTTGGTCACGATGTTACCTTTCACTGCCAGTCCCTTTTCAATCGTTACGGTGCCGCTCGTTTCTAGCAACGGCGTTTGAAACGAGACCTTAGTGGTGGCCTTCACGATCAGAGTGTCTGTCTCCACCTCGATCACCCTACCGCGCTTGAGATGCACCTTGTCACCCTCGTCGGTGTACAGAGCGACCTCCCCGTTATTCAGCGTCAGCCGATATCGGCCATCCTCGCTGGCAACTACCACGGCATGCTGACTACTCCCACCTACCGGGATGCAGATGTATTCAGCACCAGCCAGCGGCGATGACGTAAAGCCGTAATGCTGGAACAACTCTCCCGCCACGGTCTCACCGGCCAGGCCCTGCATCTGCACTCCGATCAGTTTGCCCTGAGTCGAAGCGCTGGCCACGGCTCGAAACGCCTGGCGCACGCTACTGCGCTCGCGGGCAGCCTGCTCCCGCATCATTCGTCCTAATGTTCTCACTAAAGCCCCTTAAGCATTTCAATGAATGCGGCGTCCGGGTTGTTCTTCCCTTTGTGCTTCTTCAGTTTGGCACCGTCGAGCACCCACATTTTGTCTTCCCGCAGGCGCAGTTCTGTGATCGCGCCCTGGCTTCGCGTGAGCCGCAGAGTGCGAGACATCAAGAAGTAAGTCCCGTCCAGCCCATGAGGCTCGCTCTTCACTCGCACGCGCTGACCTGGTGCCCACACGGCGCCATTGCCACAGCGATGACCCTTAACAATCGCCCGCATTTCGAATCCTTCCAACCGACTGTCAGCGAGCAATTTGCGGGCGCGAGTTGTGGCCATGTCCTGGTTCTCGGTGCTGCTGTCGATCACCACCTTAGGCCGGAAAATCCCCCGCTTGGCCAAAGTCTCGTCCTGGATCACTGACCGCAGGTGCGAACGAGTGGTGTCCAAGCCGTCATTGTCATACTGCCCATGCTGGCCGAGCAGCGTGATCTGGCTGTATCGATTGGCAATGGACCGACGAACGCCAAGGCGCTCCACGTTGTTACCCTGACCGTTGCGGTTCAGGATCAGTTGGGCCACTGGCGGAGCCTCGTAGTTCGGACCACCAACGACCAGTGTGCCGTCTGGCTCAAACCAAGGCCAAAGGCCGTTGGCCTCGGCGACCTGCATCAGCGCCTCCCAAGCCGACTGCCCTGGTTCAATCTGCACACGGCGCCGCGACTTGGCGGCGTCTGTCTGGATGCTTACCTTGCTGATTCCCAGCGGCTTCACCACCAGATTGATAACCTCAATCAGCGACGCTTCCCGCATCGAAACGAACGGACATGAGCAATCGACCAGAGCAGCAGCTCCATCGCGACCATTGATGCGGATCGCGACGCCTTGGCGGTTCACGTCGTGCTCGAATTCGTCGATCTGGCCGGTCAGTACCCTGTCACGACCGAGGTTGAGCGTGCAGCTTGCCCCCTCGACCAGGACGGATGGCAAAGTGGCCGTGTCCTTGATGTAAAGCTCCAACTCAAAGGCATCGGATGGGGTGAGCAAATCCGACTCTACAGACCAGCCATCCCAGGTCGCGTGGGTGAGTCCACCGATGGTCAGCGTAATAGCGTCATTTTGCGTAGGCACGAAGCACCTCACCTGGCTGGATGTCGTAGGGAGCGCTCAGGCTCGGATTCAGTCGCGCAAGCTCGATGGCCCGCGAATGGTCGCCGTACCAGCGGTGAGCCAGCAGCCGCAAGTTCGCGGCTGACTCAACGGCACGCTCGATCAGTGGTGGACTCAGCAAGATCACAGAGCGGGCACGGGCCTGGATCAGAGCAGCCATGGTGCGCAGAGCATCGATCACCGGCAGAGCGGCCTCTACGTCGTACAGGCGCCTATGCAGCAGGATGGCCGACTCCAGGAGCGACCGGGACAGGTTGACCAGCGATTCCACATCGTCCGGACTGAGGGTCTGCGTGGTCGCTTCGTCTTCAATGATGGCTGCCACAGCCTGTGCGTTGGACAGCGCCGTCTCCGTGACGATCAGAACCACCAGTGCCAAACTGGCCGCTTCCACGGGATCGGCTGGCATGCTGTCAGGGATCAGTGCCGCATCTGGCTCAGTACCCTGACGGGCACTGACGAAAAGCTCTGTGCCTGCTCTCGATGCTTCTGCTGTCAAGCTGGTGCTGCCCGGCACCGTGGATGGGACACCACGCCGGGACAGCAACTCACGTGACGTTGACGGTGTGCTGTTTTGGATGACTGCTCGAATTTCCGTTGGCGTCCTGGCCAAGTCTACCAATGGGTCAAATGCTGCCATGGGATTGCTAGTTGCCATACTGACCACCTGCGATACCACCCCCATGATTTGGCTGCGCAGTTGCTGCAAGCGAAGACCAATGCCAGGCAGTCCCAAGGACTTTTCCATGAAGCCAGTCCAACCACCACCGATCCAACTCTGAATCTCGGTAACCAGAGAGTCGACTTTGGCCAGGAGGTCAAAAACACCGTCCTGCCAAGTAGTTTCGTCTTCGGCATAAGACGATTTGACCAACGTCCGTACCAGGTCACGATCAAAGAACGGCTCATCAGGGGAGCATTCCAGGAATTGAAGAGCCACCTCGGCGTAGTCCGGGCGCTCGGCGGTGTGCTGCACATCCAGAGTCTGGGTGACGACGGTGACACTACCGTAGATCGGATGCACCAATTCGCCTGGCCCGAGCACATCAAGTGCATCAAGTAGCGCCTTCAGCCCGAACTCATAGTTCGGACCGTTGAATATGACCCGCAGAGCGAAAACTCTACCGCCGCGCCCCATATCCTCAGCCGAGTCACCTTGTTTGTATGGGGTGCCATGCTGACCAGTAAACCACTGGGCTTGTAAGTTTTCGCCCGCAACGTCGAGTGGAACACCTCGAAACGAGGCGTCCAGCAAGTTCTCTTTCCAGCTCAATTTCCGCGCCTCACTTGAATGTCGGTTCGGCGCTCAACTTCGGCTTGAACCATTTCAGAATTAAGCCGCAACTCCAGAACCAGCGGCTTATCAATTAGAGAGCGCAACCGCTGTTCGGCCATGTTGTCGGCGCCCTGTTGAAGCGGGCCGATACCCGCCTGGGTAAGACGGCTGGCCGCGTTTTGCGCCCAACTGACGGCTCCGGCCGCTGAAGTGCCCCAGGCTGTTAGTCCGGATTGTTGATGCGCCAGACGTTGGGCTTGGCTGGTCAACCATTCTTGCGACTGATCGGGGTTCTGTTCGGCCAGGGCAATGCGATTGCTGTAGAACGCTGTTTGATAGGCACGCTGCCCGTCATTGATCAATTTGTTCCTGGGGACCATCGCCAGGCGGTCTTCGTCCGTATTCTGGCCGGTAGAGCCGCTTATCTGCGTGGCGGTTAAACCGAGCATGATCGGTGCCAACCAGGGCGCAATAAAACCACCTGGCTTGCCCTTAGAAGAAGGTGTATTAGGAAGATCGGGCACACCAGATGTACCGAGATTCATACCGCCGCTTGGCCAATTAGTGACGAATACAGAAGTTACGCCTGCTGCTTCCTCCAGCACTTTACCAACAGCGATATTCTTTAGTGTTTCAGGGCCGCCCATGAACTTATTAATAAGTGCGCCTGCACCTGATTTGACGCCGCGACCGGCATAATAACCACCGACACCAGCCACAGCACTACCAGCCAATAGTTGCTCGCCCGATAGATTCAAGTCATCGAGCAAGTAGCTTCCAAAGTCTGCAAAGCCTTTGTTAAGTGGCTTCGCCATGCGATCAATAGCCTCGCCCAAGGTCGCCTTCATTCGAGCACCAGCGCCGGTGGCACTTTCAACGTTGTCCTTTAGGTCGCTCTCGAAAATTGGTTTAGCGTTTTGAATCTCGCCTGATTGCTGTTTGAATGTATCGAGTTTATTGCCGCCGAGCATAATGCGCATACCACGGATGGTATCCTGGTCCATGCCCTTGAACACCGTCCCCATAAACTTGCCGCGTTGTTCGTCGGTTTTCATCCCGTCGTATTTGCGTTTCAAATCCGCAAATACTTGCTCCGGGTTACGCGATGCACCTTTCGAGTCAAAGAACTTTACGCCGGACGCTTTCGTGACCTGGTCACGATAAGTTTTGTTGCTGAACACGCGCAGAGTCGACTCAGCGAGCGTGCCTAATCGTTCCGGTTGCATCTCAACGGTTGAAAGTGTCTCGGTAAATGCCAGGGCCTGTGCCAGCGACATGCCCGCAGCCTGTGCTGCACCACCGATTTTCGGGAACAGGTCGGCTAGGTTCTCCAGCTCGGCGTTACCCTGGCGTCCGGCCACCGTCATCTTTTGCAGCAGATCGAGCGCGACACCGGCCTTGTTCAAGTCCAGATTGAAGGCACTGGCACCCGCGACAACGGCTTTACCCAGTACCGCCGAGTCAGCCCCTGTGACTGCCGTCGCCTGGCCAATTGCATCGGAGGTCTCCTTGGAGGCGCCATAGTTCACGCCAGAAGCGATCAAGGTATTGAAGCCGCTATCGACGTCGGTCCGGTCGAGGCCGTACTTCTTCGCGATCCGGAAGCCTTCCTGGCGCCACTCTTCGCGATCCGCGTTCGTCATGCCTGCGGTCTGCTGGGTTCGAATCAGCGAACGATCTAACCTAGCGCTTCCGGTTAGCCCTGCACCGACACCAACGCCGATGCCCAAGCCGGTCAACTTACCCTGTGCGCTCTGGCCAAAGCCCTTCAACCGGTTGAACTCTTCACGCACACCAGCAGCCAGTCGCTTAAGCAGGCGCAGATTGCCGCCGCCTGATTGAGCGAGGCGCCGCATGCTGACTTCCGTCTTATCCACCGACTGGCGGAGCTGGTCCGCGCCTTCTTTGGCGGCCTTGGCCAATTCGGTTTTGGTCTCCCGCGCTGCCTGGCGTCCTGCTTGGCCCATGGCCTTAAGATCCGCACTGGTCTGAGTGACACCCTGCCGGAACACACCCTGTCCCTGCGCCGTCTCCCGCATTGCCTGACGCACGATCTTGTAACTCGTTGCGCCCGTCTGGGCGGACTTATTGAGGGCGGTCCCGGTCCTGTTCGCCTCATCCCCCAGCGCTTTGGCGCCGTCCCTGGCGGCTTTCTTCAGGCCCTGCTCAAGCGCCTGGACCTCGCGGCGACTGTTGCCGGAGGTCGCTTGAATCCGCAGGGCAACCCGTAAATCACTCATTGCTACGACTCCAGCAAGGTCTTACATAAAGAAGAAAGGCCCGTCTCCGGGCCTTGAATCAGTGGATGGTATGAGTCGGAGCCTTGGCCGGTTCCCATCCCAGCTTGGCGCCGCCACCAGGGCTGATACTGACGGTGAATCGGCCGTCACCTTCAGGCTGAAAGCCGAGACGTTGAGCAGATTCCCGTAGGTCATCCTGGAAGGCTTCCATGGGGCACCTTGCTCCGATCACCAACACCGAGGCACCGCGCCTGGCACGCAGGTTGTTCTCCAACGTTTGCAACTCGATTGCGCTCAGTGCTACGGATTGACGCTGGCTCATGATTTCTTCTTCCCCCTGGCGACATACCTGGACGTGTTCTTCTTGCGACCCAGCAGAAGGTCAATACGGGTATCAATCTCCGCCTGAGTCATGCTGCGAATCTCGTCTAAGCGGTAGCCGTGTCGGATAAGGGCGTGCTCGATCCGGCGCCAGGCAAGGGTGCTGCCTCGCTCGGCAGCGCGAGCTTTTTTTCCAGCGCCTCATCCGCCTCGGCAAGAATCGCCAGATCCACCTCCGCCAATTGCTCCAGGAGCAGTTCAGTGGTCAGCGATTCCGAGGGAATGTCGCCCAGCGACAGCAACTGACGGCGGTAAGCCTCGACTGTGATCAACTGGAGCGGGCCTTGGGGGTGAGCCTGCTGGGCGGCGACCATGTCACCGGCCACCGGCACGCGAAGCGTGAAGGTCTTATGGCGACTACCCGCAAACAGCACGCCGATACGCAGTTGGCCGGTGGCGGTCAAGCCATCCCAAGCTTTGGAAGTACTGGTCATTTTGATTACTCCGAAGACGAATATCTGAGGGCTGAAAGGGTGAGGTCGCGGGTGGCCTCTCCTTCGAGTTGGTACTTGCTGCCCATCTCGATCAGCGACACGCCGGTCCAGCTTTCTTTCTGGCCGCCGCCATCGACTGGCTCAATGGTGATCTTGGCGTCAAGCATGGCGCGCCAGTTCGGCTCCCCGGATTTCGGAATGGCCACTGACACGCGAAGGTCGTGCTCTTCCATGCCCGCAGCAGTACCGGAGGGGACGCCTGAGCGGTTCATGGTCTTGACGACGGTTCGCCCGGTTTTCAGGGTGTGGTCCAGGGACTTGATCTCATAGTCCGAACCGTTGATGGTCAGGACGATCTGCCCGACGTAGTTATCCGACATGGGATTGGCTCCTTGTTACAGCAGCAGGTCGATGCGACCGGCAAACACGTGCAGGCCGTTCACGACATCGGTTGGAATGGCGGCGTTCAGCCGGCTGACGTCCTGTGCCGAGCGCTCGACCACCAGGGACGGAGCATTGGCTTCGACTTCCTCGACGATCTCCAAAACCTCCAGCTTTTGCAGCACGTCGAGCAGTTCGCTGCGGACAGCGCCCGGCGTCTTTTTGGAAAGCTTGGAGCGAGGGAAGCGCAGGCGAATACGTTCGCGGCAGGCCTGGCGCACGTAGTAGAGGGTGCGAATGGTGGTGAGGTCGAGCAACGAGACATCCGTGGCTCCGGCCGCGCTCTTGGTGTACGTGGTGATCGCTCGAACAATCTGGACCAGGTCACCTGGGCCTACTTCAAGTGGAGTAACCCCGCTGTTGAGGCACGCTTCCTGCTCGGTACGGCCCAGGCGAACGGCAATAGGCGGCACCGCGATGCCGGTCAGTGCCAGGGTGTTGAGCGGACGCGCCGGATCCTCTTCAGAGGCAATCATGGCTGCATAAGCGGCCGCAACCTGGCGAGCCGTGGAGGTAGTGCCGGGTAGCAAGGCAATGGTAATGGCGCCGGAGTTCAAAGCCGTGGCCAAGGCAGCGGCGGCCGACATAGTCGAAGTCACCGCCGCCACACCGATGATGGACTGCTGCTCGATGGAGTCGGTATAGGTGTTGATATGGGTGCGCAGTGCGGTGAGCGCGGTCTGACTGAACCAGGCTGGCACCAGAATGGTGTAACCACCCAGCGCCGTCGCTGCCAGTGCCGCCGAGATATCGGGCTCGGTGTCGCCACTGATCGTCACACCGACGCAGGACACCGCAGCATAGCGATAGGCCGTAATTACTGCGCTCACCATTTCTTGAGCCACAGCGCCGAACTTGGCAAGGGCTTCGGGCGCACTGAATACCTGAGTTGGGACATTGGGCAGCGCGGTCGCCTCAGCCTCCAGCGGGACGATCAGGCAGATGCTCTGTCGGTTGGTGGGAAGGTTCCGCACCGCCAGAGCAAGGTTGAACTCCATGTACACGCCAGGTTTGCGAATGCTGGCCGGAATGGTGTCGAGGACTACGGTCATTACTTGGCCCCTTTAGCGGTGTTTTTGGCACTGCTTTTCGTGCTGGAGTCGGCCGACTCATCGACCAGCTCCAGCTCACCCGAAGCAATGCGGCGCTGGTAATAGGAATGGGCTGGCACCTCCACCGGCTCAGCCGGTGCAGGCATGATTTTTCCAGTGTCTGCCTGGCCTGCAACCGGCAGCAGCGGCACTGGGTGTTCTGTCGCAATCACGAGCATCACAAGTCCCTCAATTCGATCTTGTCGGTAGCAACGCCTTCCGGGTTGTCCGACGGGCTGTGGTAAGTCAGGTCGATGCCTTCGAGCATCGGCATTTCTTCTTCAGGAATGTCCCAATCCAGCGCGACAGCGAAGCTCTGGCCCAGCACCGAGAGGTGGCTGGTTTGGAACTTGCCATTCACCAGGTTGGCGAATTCGGTCGGCGAGACCCTGGCGCCGCCTTCCTTGTGCTGCCACCCTGTCAGGAGCCGCATACAGGCCTCCCAGATCCAGTAACTGCCAGGATCTCGGGCCACCGTGCCGCGTCGGGTTTCGCGCTCGCCGCGCACCGAGGCACTGGCAATGACCAACCGAAACACCACTGCCGCCTTGTAACGCCGGGTCTGGCCTGCCTTGCTGAACACTACCCGTGGGGTGGTGATCAGCACGCTGGGGGTGACCTTGAGCATGTCGACCAACAGGTCCGGGTCGCTCAGCTCACCGCCGTAGCTGTCCAGGTGCAGCCGTGGGAGCTGCTGTTTCAGCTCCGCAAGTCGCGCCTGGATGGCGTCCTCCAGTTCGCCCAGCATCACAAACCACCCAAGGTGCTACGGCTGAACATCCGAGGCTGCTGAGTGATCAGCGGACGTGACGAACCCGACTCGGATGCGCCGCGTTTTTCGTCTTCAGTGGCCAGGCTTTGCAGACGTTTGATGATGTCCAGGTAACGCAGGCGGACCGCCGATTCAGCACCAGCCTTTTCCCCATACAGGTGAAAGCGGGTCAGTTCCGGCAAGTCGTCTGCTACCCAGCCCGGCGCATCCTCACCGGGCTTCCGGTAGCGGAGGTAAAACTGCACCTCGCTTCGGGCTCGGGTCGCGGCATCGGCCATCCGGGCCATCGCCGCCACAGCCGCCGCAACGTCCTCGGCATCCCAACCATCCAGCGATTCCCCCCTTACCGCTGCCTCCAGCAACTCGGGATCAATCGGCCTACTGGTGGCAGGCACGGCCAGATCGGCCATCTCCTTGGCGCCGAAGCGATTGACCAGGATCAGTGCGGTAGGCAGCGAGAGGTTCATTTATCGTCTCCCTTTCCCGAACCACGCTTGGAGCGACCAGCCGGTTTATCAGCGTCCTGCTTATCGGTCGCTACAGCTCCTGAGTCAGCACCCGACGGCGAAGTACCTGGCGCAGCCTGCGACGTGCTCTGCGGCGCTTCAGCACCGCTGGAGTTGTCGAGCGTTGTATCGCTTTCATCGTTGGGCGCCTCCGGGCTGGCCTGTACAGGCTTGAGGTGTTGACTGATCAGCGACAGCAGCGTGTCCCCTGCGATGCAGATCACACCTTCAGTCGTGGGGTCTGCTGGTTCCAGCGCTTGGGCCTCTGCGACGATCAGGGCCGGGGCCGCTTTTTGCTGCTCCAGAATCCTCACCAGATCAGCAGATGCGGTTTTCAGCCCGGCGCGGGCGTTTTCCAGCGAGTGCTCCAGCGCGGCGATGGTGTTACCCATCTCCCCCAGCAGCGGTTCGTCCTGACCGGCGCTGGTGAACGGTTCGGCCTGCTCGGTCACTACCAGTTGTGGATCGTTGCGAAAGGCCTTGAGCTGGTCTTCGGTCAACGCTCCGTCGGCATAGAACACCCCAGCGGCCATATGCGCGATGCCACCACGGCGGAAGCCGTCACGGCGTGCAGTGATAACTACGCCCATGATCAGACCCCAGTGCCGGTGGAGCCGAAGGCCATTTGCCAGAAGCCGTAGCCACCGGCAGCGCGAGCCTCAGCGCCGAACTTGAACTTGCGACGGTTGAATACGTCGTCCGCTTCAGCATCGACCTGCTGCACGAAGACCGGGGCCTTGCGTTCCTGGTAGATGAACGGGCGTACAGGCTTGCTGGTGTCCAACAGGAACCAGGCGGTGTCGGAGGTCAGGCGCGATTCCACGACCAGCTCGGCGGTGCCCTTGTACGGGTTCGGCTTACCGTCCTCCAGGCGCTCGACCGTCAGCAGAGCGCGAGCGGTGTCTTCCAGCGCTGGCGGCACCAGGAGAACAGTCGGGATGGCGTTGATCGGGCGACCGTCTTCATCCTTGAACTTGCGCATGGCGGTTCGAGCCGCACCGTAGCTTGCCTGAGCGGCGGCGAGAGTCGAGACGCTGAGCACTTTGGTGCTCATGTTGCTGACACTGGAATCCGCCACCGGGTGATCGGTGTCGAAGAAGTATTGACCGTCGTAGCAAAACTTAGTGAAAGCGTTGTTCACCAGCTCATAGACGATCTCGTCAGGCAGTTGCTTGGCCGAGAAACCCGCCATCTGCGCTTGCGGCGCATAGATGCCCATCTGGTCATCTTCGATGTGGTTGCGGTCGACTTCGACGGTGGCCTCAAAGTCCTCGTTGACTACCGAATAGCTGTAGGCCTTGAGGTTTTTGATGTGCTTCTCGCCGATCCAGCGGCGCATCTTGGGAAAAGCCGACAGCCAGGCATAGAGGTTGCTGCCCGTACTGGACGGCACCTTCATGGCGATCTTGTCCCAGGTGCTTGGCGCAGACGTGAACGCGTTGTTGAACAGTGTTTTCAGGGCGACGAAAGCCGCCTGGATGGAAGATTTATTAACCAGCATGCGCAGTGCGCTCCTATATAAGAGGGTTACTCGACCCAAACACCGTCGGAATCGATGCCGACGATGCGGCCAGCAGCAGAGCGGGTACCGCTGCTGTCGGTCGCGGCAACGGTGGCGTCGTCGACGATGTAGGCGGTCTTGAACATTTGGGCTTGGGTGACGGTGCCGTCGTTAGCCCATTTGAATGCTCGGTTGCGACGAACCGGGACACTTACCGCTCCGTCGGCGCCTCCCGTGTTGTCCACCAGCTCTTCAGCACGCCCCACATAGGTCAGGCCTGCGCCGGGCTTGCCGGGGATGGCAAAGCCGCTGGCATTCAGAACAACCATGGAGCCACCGAAGATGCGCAGACCGGCACCGACGCCAATGGCGACGATGTCGGTGTGCTTCATGGGGGTATTGCGGTCAGCAGTCAGCGGCATGACTTAGGCCTCACTCTTCAGGGTCTTGGCGAACTCGACCGGGTCCACACCGAACTGAGCACACATTGCTGCCTGCTCGGCGTTCAACGCGGTGGCGGTGCCTGGATTGTTGGGCTGGATGCCGGACAGGCCGGACACGTCAGCGACGACTGGCGCGGCTTGGACGTAAGAGCGGAAACGGTCCAGGCCGCCTTGCTCGGCGCAGGCCGCACGGTGGTAGTCGGCGGTGGCCGGGGTGATCTTGCCCGCCTTCAATGCCGCTTCAATTTCGGCGTTGATGGACTTGTCGCGCTCGGTGCGCTGGTGGGTAGCCAACGCCGTTTCAGCATTGAGCGCCCGGGTTTGCACCGCGTCGTAGTCTGGACGAGGCACGAAACGACTGAGGTCCGGCTGCTCGCTGTTACGGGCGGCGGCAGCGGTTTTCAATTGAGTGGCGGCCGCGATGGCTTCGTTTTCCGTAGCAGACTCGGCAATGCCGAGCGCCGCACACAGGGCGATGGGTAGTGGCACGTGATGCTCCTGGGTTTCGTGGTTGAGAGCGGTGAGAAAGAGGTTGGGCTTGTTGGTCAGCCCGATGCTGACCATGCGGCTAATGCGCATGAAGGTCAGGTCGTAGTCGAAGACCGGAGAAAGGAAGCGGTACTCGCGGATGGCTACCTGAGCAGCGGCAGTCGGGGTCCAGGCGATGTGACCCCAAAGAGCGCCGTCGCGGATCTCCAACTGATCAATCCAGCCAGAGGCGGGAGCAGGCTGCCCAACCGGCGCCAGGATCTCGCTGGCATGCTCCCAGTCGACGGCCAAGTCGATGCCACGCGATGTGAACGCATCGAGCACCAGGCGCTGAGCGAGGTCGTCAAACAACCAGGTGCGACCATCGCGGCCGATCACGGTTGGACCAGGGGGGATAAGCTCGACCCATTCGGGGGCTTTGCCGTCGGCAGAGGCCGTGGCCGAAAGGTCAGTATTGAGTGCGAGTAATGTCTTCATGCCGCTAGTGTCAGCGGCGACCCGTGGAGGGTGAGTTTAAGGTCGGCTTAAGATGTCAGTGTCTGACGGAAACCGATTGGGGATTTAGTGCGGGGCGGCCATTCTATACCGCATTTCACAAACTTCGCTCGAACCATCAACCCCGAATAGTGCTGAGAGCAAATCTAACGCTTGTCTAACGCTACGCACCGACAACAGCCGCCCCGGTTGTACCGTAGAAGCCCCTCAAACGCCGCCTAAGCGCTTAGATTTGATCGCCCTCAAATGCCCCCTTTAGGTAGTTTCCGACGATCTCAGCCACTTCCAGTTCGTCATCGGCGGACAATCCAAGGTAGGGACGTGCTGGCATCTCGGTTGATCGCGCACCATGCGTGACCCACTGGGCAAAGTTGGAAGCGCTCTTCTTCACAAACCGATTGCCGACGCCGTCCTTGCCCGCCTTGAAGTAAACCTGCTGGGATCGGGCCGCGTGATGGATGGCTCCGCCGAACTGGTGGATGGCGCCATAGGGGCGGTCGGTGCCAAAGTCCAACTCGTTGTTGGATACCTGGTGCCGGAACGAGTCCTGCAACATGCCGCTTTCGCGCAGGATCTTTTCCTTGTTGCGTTTCTTTCGGGCCAGTGTCGACGGTGACAGTGGAGCCCAGGGCGAGCCGTCCGGCCCGACCTTGCGCCGAAACCTGTCATCGGTGGAAAGGTGCAGGTATTCGGCAATGTCATTCAGCGGGGTGGTGACATCGCCCAGGCGCTCGATCAGCTCCAGCAGCGCCTTGCTCGCCTGGTCGGTCGTGGTGGTGACGGTGAGGATTGAACCTGCCATGGGCGCCTCTACTTAGACCGGCGATAAAGACGGACACCTACCCGCAGACTGGCCAGCAGATCATCCGCCCCCGCGCCGTCGTGGAAGGTCGATGTCCAACCATCGCTGCCCGCCTCAAATACGACAGCCTCTGGCTCGGCCTGTCCTGCCACGGCGAAGTGCGCGATATAGCGCTTGCGAAAGACGGCACGCTTCTGATCCTCCAGCCAGTCGAGGCGGGCCCATATCTCGTCAGGTTCACGGATGGCCCGAGCCAACAGCAGCAGATCACCAGGTGGAAGGCGCAATTGGCCTTTCGCACCCTCGAACAGCTCGCGACCGATCACCAGCGGATCTCCCGCCAGATCACGGAACACCGCCGGAGCATCGGCTTTGGCACCAAACGTCTTCAGGAAGCGCTCCACTTGCGCGGCTGGCTTGAGGCCTTGCGGCATGCGCTCGACCTCAGCAGCAGGCCTGGCGCCTGGCAGCGGGCGCACCGGAGTGCGGCTAGGCACGCCCGGCGCCGGTTCGACCTTTTGGCCTGGCTCCCGGATCTGAGGCACTGCACCGCTCAGCCTGGATTGACCAGGTGCGTAGTCGAAGCCTGGATCGATGCCCACCGGCACCCTGACTGAGCGAGGGCCAAGCGGGCTGTTCATGCCCACCACCTTCTGCTCGTACTCAATGGCGGGGGCCGGGCCGACTTTCAGGCCCTGCCGTTCCACGTCGCGCTGGCTGACCATGAACTTCTTGCACTTGCAGCCCCAGCCGTTCTGCGGGCTGTGAGTGGACCACCACGGATCGTCCAGGGGCAACACCGTGCCATTCCAGGACAAGTGCATTGGTCGTGGATGGGCGCTGTCCCCGTGGCGATACAGCCCGTATGGCCTGGCCTTCCTTAATTCAGGGTCCGCCATCTGCGCTTCGCGGCCTGCGTTGTAGCTCTGGCGCAGGTTGGTCTCGTAGATCACGCGGGTACGCCAGCCACGGCCACCGTTGTACTGCCAGCCATGCTTGGCGACGACCTGGTCAAAGTCCTTGCGGAACTGTTCCAGGGTGCCGCCACCGGCTATGGCCTTTTCAACCGAGCCCCGCAGGTCAGTCAGCAAGTCCCGCTTGGATGCACCGGCCACCACAAAGGCCCAGTCGTGCTCTTCTTTATATACGTCCGCCCAAGCCCGCGTCGGCAGGCTGGTCTTGCCACGAAAGAAGTCGATCTGTTCCTGGAACGGGAGAGAGCCGTGGGAGACCGCCATTACAGCCCCCTCAGCACGTCATAGCGCCCGGCGAGGTTGGCCGCGATCAAGCCGTCCGCCATGGCGTCGGCCAGGTCGGCACTGTTCATGGCTGGATAGGCCTCGATCAGTCGGTCCCGGAAATCCTCCAGGCTGTCCGAGGCGTCCAGTAGCTCTTTGATTGCATCGACCATGTCATCCATTCCGACCGCTGCCTGACGCTCCAATGCTTGCACCTGGTTGTCCACGATGTCCCGCGTGGACGGAGAGCCCGCAGCCGACTGCTCGCGGTTGGTTGCGGTGGCCAGCGCGGACGGCTGGGCGGCTTGAGCGGTGACGCCAAGGATCTCTGCACCTTCGGCCGGGGCCGGAAGGTTCAGCCTGTCCCTGATCACCGACTGCTCAACGCGCAAGCCCAGCGGCACCAGATCCTTGAGCGCACTGACCAGGAGCTGGACGTTTTCCGGCTCCGGAACGTCGACGATCAAGCGCGGGTATGGCCGACCAGGTGCATAGTTGAGGTCACAGTATGGGCGCACCAGGTGCCGGTTGAGCGTATTGCTCAGGGCCTTTGCATCGGCGGTGAGCAAGTCCAGGCGCACCTCGTTGTGGACCTTGGCTTGTGCCAGGCTTGCGCCGTCGTCGGCACTCATGGTCTGGCCGACCACCGCCTTGCTGACTTGCTTGTCCCACCACTCAGCCAACCCCTTGAAGAACTCGCCAGCCCCGGCGACGTTGGCCGCAGCCTGGAAGTCGATGCGCATGGAATCGGGAATCACGGCCGCAGCATCGCTGCCCAGGTTCGCCACGGCCGACAACAGCACGCCGATATCGTCGGCACTGGCACCAGGGCCGTAGCGACCGACGCGCATGGGAATGCCGTAGATGTCCGCAAAGCCCATCCAGTCCTTCCACGTCCACGCTTTGCACATATATGCAACGGTCGCCAGCCTGGCCAGGCCGCCACGGATGGGCAAACCTGAACGGATGCGAGGCAGGTGCGTGATGAACTTGTACGGCGCGAGGGCGAGTCCGTACATAGGGTCGGCCTCATCGAGCAGGCGCAGCTCACGCCCGGTGGCCTGGTCGAACTGGAAAAAGCGCTGGTCGCGTTGCTCATAGCGCTCCGGCATCCATTCCTTTCCGCTGCGATCCCAGATGATTTCCGACACGGCATAGCCCTTGCCCAAGGCGTCGACCAGGTCCGCTTGCAGCTCCCCGAACTCCGGCTGGGCAACCAGCGCTGTGAGGGCTTCGGCCCGGCGCACATCTTCAGCGTCATCGCTGGCCGCTTCGATACGGACATTCAAGCCAGCGACTGCCAGCTTGCGGGTGCCCAGCACCGACGCGTAGTGCAGATCCCGCTCTTCCATCTCTTCTGCGAGGGTCAGATAGTCATGAGCCTGGCCTTCGACAGCGCCCTGCAGGATGGATGCAAGCCGACCTGGTGTGAGGCCGCTGGCCACTGATGAGTGCCAAACCTGCCGCACGCCGGTCAGCCTTGGGGCGGCCAGCTCTTGAGTAAGCTGGCCGAAGTCGATTGGTCGGCCGTGTTGATCCACGATGCGCGATTGAGCCATTACCAGATGCCTTTTCTGTTGCGCCAGTTACCGCCTGATCCGACCTTGTGGCCTGATTGGGCGCCGGGCTGGACGCGGTGATATTCGAATATTTCGGTTTCTTGGCGAGATGCGTAGTCGGCCAGAACGGCTGCGATACCGGCGTCACCGTGACGTTTATCGCCGCTCTTAGAGCCATCGCCCTTTTCGGTGGTGCGCTTCTCCGGGATGCGGGCAACGCCTTTCACGATCCGGAAAGCCCGGATATCGCCGGTCACATCGCGGTCGGCCGGGATCTCGTCGAAGGTGCCGTCCTCAAGCGCTGCCTTGAATGGCGGCATGTTGTCGCGATACCAGCCCTCACTGAGCATGACCCGCTCAATGCGGTTGAATCCGTACCGCACGGCCGCGCTCTCGGCGAGCTGCGATCCGTTGCCCCTGGCATCCGGAGCGCCTTTGAGGAAGTTGGGCAGGCGGTCGACGATGTAGAACAAGATCTGCTCTTGCTGCTTGAACGGCACGTTTCGCAGCTCGACCAGGAAGGGCGTGCGCTTGCGCAGGTTCTGCTCTTTGACTAGCGGCCAGATCACCGAGAGGTCGCCACTACGGGCGAAGTCGTGCCCGTAGTAGCTATAAACGTCGGTCGGGATCTGGGAAAGGAGCGGCAGCAATTCGCGCTCGCACCACTCCAGCGACTCGGCCATGCGCAGATGCTCAGCGATGGTTTCGTATCCTGGAGGGTATTTGAGCCGGACCACCGGCACATCCTTGCTGGTCCGCTGCTCGATGAGCGCCATGCTCAGGTATGCACCGCCACCCTGACTGGGGACGCAGTCCAGCTCTTCTTCTGCCGCATCGCCGTAGAAGTCGTAAACATCCTGCACCCAAGCTTTCTCTTCCTCGGGGTCGTATGGGATGCCTTTGCGTAGACAGACGCGCTTGTAAAGCCCGTCCGCCACGGCTTCGCGGAAGGTGCAACGAAACAGCTCGCCCTTGCGCTTGCCAGCCCGGATCTCTTCGATCAGGTCATTGAACGGGTTTTCTGCGCCGTCGTGGGTACTGATCACATGCACTTCACCGCCCCAGATCAGCAGAGCGAGCGCCGCCTTGAGCAACTGGGCCAGATCCGCATGGAATCCGGCCTCATCAATGACCACCACGCCCTGTCGCCCCCGCAGGTTGCTCGGGCGACTGGTCAGGGCCACGATCCGGTGCCCTGATGGGAAGGCGATGGCGTAGGTCTTGATGTGCTTGTCAGGGTCGCTGTCAGGCCAGATGCCTTCTTCGATTTCCCCGGCGGCATAGTTGAAGGCCCGCGCCCAAAGGGCGCAGGCCTGGATATACTCGACCGTCATGTCCTGGTTGTATCCCAGGTAATAGACGTTCTGGCCGCCCGCGGGTTTTTCGGACGCGCACACAAGGACGTTATCCGCAGCCTCAGCCCACGTGAGGCCAATACGGCGGGACTTCTCACCGACCTTGAGCGGCGCCCTGATCCCGATCCAATCCTTTTGGTAGTCCAGGAGCACGGCCGGAGCGTCCAAGCCTGCGGTGTTGTCCAGGACAACAGGAATGCTCATGCTTTTTTCCTGCGGCCGAGATACCACGCCATCGTCAGGAAAATCGCGACATTAAGGTCGCAGGACAGGAGCTGATTAGCGTTGCTCTCGTTGGCTCCCAGTGCTGTCAGGCCCGCACAGATTGCAAAGGAAATGAGGTAATTCATGAGGCCATCCCTAGAATCTCGCGGCGGATCTCGTCGACCGTCGCTGCATTGAGCCCACCTTTCTTGGCGATTTTTTCCACCCGAGCAGCGGCCGCTTCGGCCTTCTCGCGGAATTCGGCCTGCCACTTTTTCTGAACCACGGAAGCGCGTCCCAGCTCTGCAACGGCCTTGGCCACCTTGGGTAGATCGATCTGGTCACCGTCGGACATGAGCAGCTTGAATAGATGTTCCTGGACGAGCCGCATCAGGGCCTCGTTGACAGCACCTTCTTCATCGGGGGCGGCCTGAACCACGGCACGGGCCTGCTCGCTGGCCATCTTCAGGGCGGACAGCTTGTCCTCAAACTCGGTGCCATACCGGTGTAGCGCCGATTTGCCGATGGAATAACCACGGCTTTCCAGCTCGCCGGACAGCAGCTCGTAACCGGAAAAGTTGTTCTCGACCAATGACTGATCAAGCCAAGCCTTCACTTCGGCCGGGAGTGCGGCCACCTTGCTACGGGGCGGCATGGGTCACGACCAGTATTTTTCAGGGCGAGCAATGCCCGGATTGCAGGGGATGGTGTACTCGGCGATGTCGACGCCATAGTGGGTCAGCCCACAGATCCATACACCATTCGGCTGCTTCACCAGGGTGACCAGCGACCGGTCAGCCAGGTAGTCCAGTTCGCGGCGCAGCTCCAGCGCCGTGGAGTCTGGATAGATGCCTTGGATGGTAGAGAGCACCACTGCTTCGTGGGGATCGACCGGGCGACTGGTGTTCAGGGTAAGCAGGATGTACCAGCGCAGCGATTCGCGGCGGGTTTTGGCTGGGTCAATCATTGACGCGCTCCTTTGAGCTGGACGTTTTCAAGCTTGAGCGCCAAGGCATCAAGCTTGGCTTCGATCACGGTCTGGTTGCGCACGTAGTCTTCTCGGCGCACGTAGTTCAGGGGCATCTCACCGCGCAGGCGCTCCAAGCCGATCTCGACTTGACGCAACCGCTCCGAGTCCTTGGCTACGGCGTTGAAGCGGTCATCCATGACGGCAAAGCGCTGGTCCAGGCGTCGTTCGGTCTGGGCCAGCAGCAACTTCACCAGCCCGGCGAACATGGCCAGTAAGCTGACGCCAGAGGCGAGCAGTTGCCAGGCTGGTATCTCGATAGTCGGCATCATCGGCGCATCCGCTCCTGGCGATCCTGGCATTCCACACACAGTTCAACACCGGGGATGATCTGCCGTCGGGCTTCTGGAATATCCCCACCGCAGTCCTCGCAGTGCTCCGCAGATGGCCGTTCAGATATTTTCTTTTGTTGTGCCAAATGCGCCGCTATGACCGCAGCGCGGTGGTCGTCTTCGCGCTTAGAGGCAATGTCAATTACGTCCATGAGTATTCCAGTCGATCAGGTGATTGAGTTGTGCGCGGCAGGCGGCGGCGCGCTCACCGTTGCGGGTGTGGTTGAACAACAGGGCTGCTTGGGTAAGTCCGGAAGCCAGGCTGTCAGTGGCTCCGGCTCCTCCGGTCGACGCAGCAGCTCCGCTGGAGCCGGTGCTGGCTTGCATTGTTGTAGCACTGGCAATTCCAAGGGCGCTGTTCCACACCCGGATAAAGCCATTGGTAAAGACAGCAGGAGGCAACGGCTCAAGCTGCGCATCGAGCGCACGCCGGTAGTTGGTGGTGACATTGGCGATTTCCTTGTTGAGTTTTTCGGTGGTGCGGCGCAGCACGTCCTTCTGGTCGGCCAGTTGGTTGGCCAGGCTGTTGCCTCGGTTGGTCTCCGCCAAGAGCCGTTCCGATGCCGCTTCAGCCGCTTGCTTCGCCGCCAGGGCCTGACGAGCCACCTCGTCGGCGTGCATCGCCTTGAGGTCGCTGAGCGCCGCATTGCCTTCGGCCTGGGCTTTACCAAACCCGTCGCTGTAGCCATCCTGGTAGTTCATATGTGCCGTCCACTGGAACAAACCCGCGACGGCGGCTATCAGGGCCAGCGGAACAAGCGCCCTCACAAACGTATTCATGAACAGCTCCCCTTGCCCCAACCGGCCTGGATGTAGATGGGCTCCCACTGACGCAGAATCAGCCGTGGGTATGCCCGGTTTTCTTTGAATGCGGCTGCTGAGCGCCCCGCGTTGAAGCGCTCAACCGAACCGAACCAAGTCAGCTTGTCGGCGCCCTTAGCCGAGGCCAGCTTGCGGTCACGGATCAGCCACCCGAGGCCGCCGTTGTAGGAAGAGAGGATCATGGCCGCCTGCTCGCAGGAGTCGGCGGCAGTAATCCGGCTGGCCAGCCAATGGTCGTAACTGACAAGTGCCTGCATCGACCAGGTGGGGTTATACGGCTCGTTCTTCCCCAAGACCTTTGGGAACGTTGCAGCCAGCCAGGCGGCGGTCGAGGGCATCACTTGGCCCAAGCCTTGCGCGCCGACAGGCGAGCGCGCATCGAACTTCCAGCGGCTTTCCTGGTGGATCTGGCCAGCAAACATGGCGACCGGTGCGTCCAACCCCCACTCAGCCTGCGCGATACGGGTGAGGTCGCGCTGGTATCGCTCCGCAACGACGGGAATGTCAGCAAGCGCCATGATTGGCACCAGAGCCCCGATGACCAATCCGATTAGTAAGATTCGCCGCATGGTCAGAGCCCCAGTGTCAGACCGAGGATGCAGGCCATCACGACCAGGGCGCGGCGCAGGCCTGCCCAGGGTTGGTGGACTCGCATTACCTGGTTAGGGCGGGCATAGGGAAACAGCGCCCGGTCGATCCAGTAACCCAGCACACCGCCGCCCGTTACCAGACCGGCCTTGTACAGAACTACTGGGAGTTTGGTTGGCGCGATCAACGCCAGGACGATCAGCATCGCCAGGGTGATGACGATCCAGTTGGTCATGCGAGGCGCACGGGGGCGCCCACGTCCTTTTCGAAAGTTCATGCGCGAAACTCACTTGATGGTTTGATGGATGAACGCAACCCGGCCAGGTGCTGGGCGGCTACTTCGGGATTACCGCGAGAGCGCTGGGGCTCGTGGTATGCGGCATGCGCGATGGGTTTGGCTTTTGGTGTCGGTCGTAACTTCTCACGCTGACGGACCGTTTCCGCATCGCGCTCTTCGGCGATGGAAACGTGCTTGAGTGCCAAGTCCAGCCAGTCCGATGGGCATGCCTGGATAGCGGCTTTGCGACCCTCCTGAGATGCAGTTGCATGAATCAGGGCGGCGTACGCACGGGGCGAAGTTGGCTTTGGCTGGGTGGACATGACGCGAATCCGTCTGCGAGAAGTACCCGGCTAGATTCGCGTCTATTGAGAGAGGGGAGAGTTTCTTAAACGCACAAGAAAAAGCCCCGCACTTGGCGAGGCTTCGGAGGTCGTCAGTTCACTATGATCAGGTACAACAATGCGGCTGAAGTAAAAAACGATACTATCAGTTTTAGGCGTGACCCTTGGGTCACTCGATGCCGTACGTAAAGATAAACTGTTGCCACGTAAAATTGCCCAAACAGCACAGGCACAGCCCACATATAGGCAGGCTTCGAATATCCTGCGCGCCTAAGCATATGAACATCCAGGACGATGACACAGCACCACGCGAGTATCGCAACGACACCTACTGTCGGGATTTTAGCTACAGGTGCGGTGTACACCATCACAACCCAAAGTGCAGGAAAAACCGCCACCAACCAAGCCCATAGCTGAAACATGCTTTCTTTGCGAATGGGGGGAGGCAGTGTGAGACCGCTAGCGAGGTTCGTTTCGCTCAGCGGCCCCCAATCGAGCATGCCCGTTTGCCAAACTAGAGTATCGAGACGTAACTTGTTCTGTCGCACAAGCTCCTGCATCGCAGTGGTTGTTACTGGCCCCTTCCTGGTGCCCGAATCATCGTAAAACCACTGCTCGTCTGACATTAATGAATGCTCCCTTTAGGTTCGTCGAAACCAAACAAATCGGGCTCGTTGCGGCGATGCAGTGCCCGTTGCCGGGCGATGATGTCATAAATTGTAGGAGAGGCAAGCCGATACTTCCTAACCAGGTCAGACGGCTGGATATTATTGTCCCGCCAATCACGAAATATCGACGCATCCCGCATGGCCTTCTTGAGCGCCTCACCGCGTGGCAAATAAACCACGCTGCCCCCCATCACATCGCAAATCGCAAAGACCACGAAACGGGCGATCTCAGGGACATCAGTTCGTTCACCCAACTTGGCGCGCAACTCAGCTTCAGCGATCTCAACCATTTCCTTAAGCGTGCCTTCCCAACGCAATAGGACTGCGGGGTCTTCCATGTGTGCCAAGACTTTGTTCGGGTCCAGGCTGTCCGTATCATCGGGGAACAGAGATTCCGTCATGATGCTTGAGCCCCCCGGCGCTTAGCGTCGTACCCAAGAGCCGCAACTACACCCTGGAGTTGCTTTGGGTTCAGCCATTCTGTTCGCTCAACTTTGTACATCCGCTTGGCCATGCCATCGGCATAGGCCCAAGTGCGGCCAGCGGTGGTCAACAAAGCACCGATCTTGTTTATCAACTTCTCACGCTCCGGGCTCGCCTTTGGTGCAGCTCGACCGGTGTTCTTCTTGGGCTTCCAGCCCAGCCGCTCAAACTCGCTGAGCACTGCGGCCATCTGTGCTGGCTTCAACCCCTTGGACGATTGTGCGCCTGTGACGCGCATAAGAAGTGCGCGGTAGGTGTCGTCATCAATTCCCAAGTCTTTTTTGGCGATGTGGATCTTTGATAACTGAATGCTTCGTGTATTCATAGTGTTCATCCTTCCATATGGACGCCTATCCTGACCGGGAGGCGATTAGTGCAGGCGCGTGATGTCCTTGTTATTGGCAACCAGATGTTTTTTCAGAGAGGTAAAGCTCTTCCACGACCAGTCGTACGTGTAGAACTTGATTGCTGCCAACCGTGTTGCCTCACGCTTTCCGTACATTTTCCGGTAGAACTCAATGCTCTTTTTCGAATGGAGAGAACGAGTCACCTTGCGATAAAAGCGGCGGGTTTCCTCATGCTCAGGCTCACCGGTTTTGTTATCGCACTTCAACCAGATACCTTTGATATACCCGTTAACGTAGACCGTTGTGCCCCAGCTCTTCTTTCCTGGCTCTGTGATCTGCACAACGTCGACTTCGAAGTCATCACACTTCAGTTTCATGGATCCGTATGGGCTGTCCATCTGCTCTTTCAGTTCATTCCAGTCTGCCTGTTCCATCGTGTTCCTCGGCTGCTCATCAGTACCGGGCAACCACACCCGGCAGACCGCCCCGGTTTCCCGAGACGGTTTCGCTTTAATGGAGGGTTGGTTTGAGAATCAGCTTCTCGCGCATTGCCATGCAGATATCGCAGTCGCAGCCACCAAGGTGACGCTCAGAGGTTTCAAGAGGCAGCCGGGCAATCAGCCTGGCTGACTGGACCATCGCGGTTGCGACGCGGCCAGCTTTGCTGCCGTGGATCTGTGCTTGGTTATCAACAGAGATGGAAACGCCATCGGTGCTGTCTTCTACAACGATTTGGAACTTGCTCATTCGCACTACTCGCTAGGTTCGGATGTTGGCTGGCAGATTTATTAGGGACAGATCAGTGCAGGGTTGATGGCGCGCTATCCGCCACGAAGATGCTTGCGATATCCAACGGGATCGGCGCGTACTGATCCGATTCCCCGATACGCTCATAAACCCTGATGTAGCTCTTCGAACCCACCACCTGGACGGCCTCGCCGATGGCAGTCATTGCCCGCTTCCAACGGTCATCCAGGATCTCCAGCCGACGCAGCGCGAGTACGCGACCGGTGCTGATCTCGCCAGCCTTGTCAGCACGAAAGGCCTCGTTGACCAGGACGCGCACCTCGCTACGTGCATCCTGGGTCCACTCCGCCGCGCACTCGTCGATGAGAACGCGAGCGGCTTTAAGGCGCTCATCGAACTTGATGGAGTCCTGGACGGCGTGGACGATCTTGAATTGCCCATCAAACGAGAACAGGGTTACGTTCCCTTTCTTGCCACCGATGGTCGCCTTGTACTGCTCTGCCGACATCTCTACGAATGCCTTGATGTCACCGAATGCGGCGACCTTGAACTTTGCCAACGCGCTGGAGACGGCCTTAGCGCCCTCGACAAGTTCGTTGACCAACTGATCTCGGGCCAAGTCGATTGGCTTGATCAGCACTTCCGGAACCAGGTGGCCCCTTGCGTCCTTCCGAAAACCTTCTGGGATGTTGTTCATTGCTGTTGTTCCATGTCTGTTGGTTTAGAGGCCCTGTCTTGCAGCTCCGCAAACGCTGCCATGGCCTGTTTTTTTGACTCTTCGATCTCGTTGTCCGACTTGAGGGCCGCATCTGGATTAGCCCGGCGCTTCATCCTCGCCATGAGCTGATCTAATGCTTCATTCCCCGTCCGGATCTGTTCTTCTGTCCGCTTCTGTTTGATGTAACGCTGCTCAACTGGCTGAATCGGCAGCTCCCGCAGCAACAGGGCTGGAGGAGGCCAACGCTCACAGTTGGCAAACAACGTTTCGAACGCTTTGGCGATGCGTGAGGCGTCCTGTTCCTCGTTCCACTCCCGCCCTTTGGTCATAGCCACAAGCCAGATGTCCGCTGTTTTGGTGGCGGCATCTGCCGCTGGAGCGCCATCGAGCCGTAGAGCGAGCAAGCCAGTTACACCCTTCGCGATTTCGCGCTTGAGCCAACCGTTACCCATTCGCCCAGTTCTCCAGTGCGTTGATCGCTGCTGCGGTCTGGCTTTGCGGACGCTGGCGCGCCGGTAAGGTGTGGCTCTCTGGTGCCAAAACCATCGCTCCACCAACCGCGGCGGGCTGATACTGGGTCATGACCTGGTACAGCCAGCCATGCCCCTTGAGCGGCGTTGTAAGCCTGCCGGACTCACGGGCTATCAGCGCTTGATCGATAGCCCACAACCAACATTCAGGCGGGGCTTCGAACACCTGGCCGCTGCGCTCGATGCGCTGTGCCTGGACATCTGGCAACAGCTCTCCGAGCAGCTTCGCAACTCGATCCAACGTCAGCTCGCGGGCCTCGGGACGGAACAACCCGAGGTAACGCACCAGGGCATTACCGAGAGGGCCGGACATCTTGAATGCAATCCCCAGCGCATCGCGGGCGCCGTCATGCGCAATCAGGGCATCGAGCGAAAGTGTGGTGCCGCAGTTCGGGCAACGGGTGCGCATCAATGCACCCCCTGATAACGAATGCGAAGTACACCGCCACAGGCTGAGGCCATGGGGGCCGGATGGGTCTTGAACCAGGCGATCTGAGCGTCCGACCATTCGCCTTCCGCTTCGCTTTCAGGCATAGACCGGTGATAGGCCTCCACCTGATCGCGAAACTGACCAGCTTCCGCCGCTGTAGGGAAGGCAGCAATTTGGAAAGCACCACCTTCGAACTGAGCATCCAGCACCTCGACAAGCCACACACCAGCCTTGCGGGAACCAAACGTTAGACTCTCAGTCGTATCTGCCGCAGATACGTCCAAAATTTGAGGATCAACCGAAAAGCTGGACTCCAGCTCGCTCGCCCGGATCTGCGCAAAACCGCGTGAGGCGGCGAAGCCAATCACTCGGCCTTCGCTGCATAACCGAAACATACGGCCGCTCTCATGGATCTGAATCTCAGGCTTAGTGGACGGTTGCATAGCCATCGCCTCCGCAGTTCGGATTGTTTGGGCATTGCTGGCATGCGCGCCAGTGCTGCATCGCCATGGGGTTGTGCGTAGGCGCAGGGCGTTTATAGAAGCCTTGGCATTGCTCGACGGTCAAAGTGTCGCCAACAGCAACGCAATCGATCCGCCCCAGCACTTCCATTACACGGCGTTCAACTCCAGCGGTGCTTGGGCTGGTGTACTTGTTTACAAGAATCAGGCTGACCGCTGTGCGACTCATCCCGATTCGCTCACCAGCCTTGGCGCGATTGGTCGCCGCAGCCTCGGCGGCAAGTAGGCGTACGAAAAGCGGCGGTTCGTCACCCCACCCGGAAATTTTTACTTGGCTCATTGCAGACCTCCAGACTCGCCCGGTGTTGCCAGCTCCAACTGAGTGCGCTGCACCAGATCAGGGGACGGCTTGACTGTCGTCTTGCCACCATCAGTAAGCTTCAACCATTCGCCAAGCAGATCGCGGGTACGCAACAGCGCAACACCTGGTTCCACCAAGCTGCGATCAGCATCTATTGAGCCTGTAGTTTTGGCGTATACCAGCTTGTTCAAGTTCGGGTCATAGACTTGAAGCGAATCGAGTTTACGAATCTCAGGTGGGCGAGGCCCCGTGTGTTTGCCCGGAACAAGTTGGTAAGTCTCAGGGGTGTTCCTGTCGCACTCGGTCTTATCGAGATATCCAGCTTCGGCCAAAGCGTGGAGGTATTGGCGAACCCTGATAATTGTCATAGGAACGCCACCGGCAGATGCTGTATGCAACACGGTGTCAGCAGTGAAGGCTCCCTTGAGAATTCGAATGCTGCGCCAGATATTTTCAGTGATCAGATGGAGATAGGTGCGCTCACCCTTCCTATTTAGCCGAGGATATTCAACGCCTTCGTCGCGCACCAATGAGTACACACGACTCTCTTTCCCGTCTGGCGATTCAACAAGCTGAATGATTCCAGCCTTTGCCAACACACTGAAAAAGTCGTTGATCTCTCTTGGCATCTGACCACTACGCCTGGCGATATCATTGATCGAGAACGCTGGGCCGAGTATACGAATGGCTTCCCAAATACGCTGACGTGGCTCTTTTCCACCAGTTACGACAAGGTGTGGTTTACGACCGACCATTTAGATAGACCTCCGGACAGGGGCTTCGCCAGTAAACCACCCGCGCTTGCCCCACGTAGCCAGGTCGACCCGGTCCCACATGTTTGCAGAGGCTTCGCATTGCACTTTGTAAAGGTTCACTGCAACTCGGCGCAGGCATCCGCGAACGGATTGGCACAGGTCCTCAAGCAGATCCTCGCCAATTTCAAGATCCGGATAATTCGACTTCGACAGCTCAATGACATCTTCGACCGATGCCCGCTGGGCCGGCACCCACTCCACTACTCGATTGTGGAGACGTTCGAGTTTTGCCAAAGAAGTTGGCACGCGCTCTTCACCGATTAGGACGATTGTTCCCTGGCTTGCGTTGTAGAGGTCGGTGAGAATGTTCGCGATTGCTTTGTCCAGCATGTACTGAACATCGTCAACGATCAGTGGCCGCCTGGACCGTGACAGCTGTTCCGCGATCTGCTCCATCATTTCGCCGACGGTGCGACCCGGTGCAACAGCCATGTCTTTAAGGACTGCCATCAAGAAGCCTTTCTTGGACCAGGTTTCTTTACACTCAACGTAGTACGCACGGTGCTGATTTGCAGCAAAGGACGCCGCGACAGATTTACCCAAGCCACTCGGTCCATACATCACGACCAGACCAGGCAGGCCCGCCGGACGAGCTTGCGCACGTTTTACCGCTCCTGCGAGTAGGCCAACATTGGTAAGGGCTACGATTTTAGTTACACTCATTGTGCTTCTCCTTTCTCTAGCGTGCGTCAACACGCTGGTCTCCAATAAACGCGGGCTCTCAACCCGCGTGTTTTTCAATACCTTCCATCAGCTCACGCTGATAAGTCAGATCCGGGTGGGTGGAATAGCTCTTCCACCAACGCGCTTCAAAATCATCAAGTTCTTCGCCAGATGCTTGGCGCGTATCCAGCTTCTTCCAAAGTCGATAACGCGCTACGTCGTTATCTGGAATCTCAAAGCTCGGCCGTTGCGCGACTACTTCCCTGGCATATTCCAGCGCCGCTGCTCGCTCGTCTTGTTGCAGGGCCGCTGAGGGTGCGGTGGAAGGAGCGATCATTTCCACGCGATGCCCTGTAAGCACCTCCAGCTTGTCTACGGCACGCTTGAACTGGCCTTTTTCACGCTTCTCACGTGCCTGCTCGACCATTGTTCTCGGCATGTAGTCCGTGGTGTTTCCATCAAGCTGGGCGGCACCGATCAGTTCCCCGTCTAACGTGTACGCCCAGATCTGGCTAGCATCTCTAACGTCGTAGGCAATACGTATTTCTTGATCATGAAAGGCCGTTAGATCGGGGGCGAAATAGGTGTTACCTGACCAGGCAATTTCGCCCCGTCGAGATTTCCTGATGACCTGCGGCCGCATCAGTGAATCCACCAACGAGCTAGGTGCGACGATTGGTTCCCATCCTTCAGATATCGCGGCCTGCCATGCTTCATTCGGGGTCATGTGGCGTAATACGCCAGTCTCAGGGTCGCGAAACTTGGAAAGCCCACGGTGCGGTGTGCTGTTGTAGGCGGCGATTTCGTGTTCCATGCCTGACATGAATTCGGCAAACGTCGGCAAGACCTGGCTTTTCCCCATCTCGCGTAGCTCTTTACGGCCGATACGATGCACACGGGTCCCCGCGTGTTTGTCCATATCCGCCCCGATATAGCTGGTTAGTTTCTTTGCTGCGCGTACCCAAATGGTTTGGTGCCCCCGCTCAGAAAGACCGCGAGCCTGACTGTTGTAGGGAAGCGAATGGGTCATCGTTCCGCCGATGCGATCTACGACCTCTCGCACGGTGTCGTTGGCAAAGCCGGACCCGTTGTCGACATAGAAAATGGCGAACATGCACTCACGAATAGCGTCGCGCAGCGCGTCCAGCACGCCGATGGCGGATTCGGATTCTCCGACCGAAACGCCAACAACTTTTCGGGTTGCCACGTCGAGTACCGTTGTGATTTCAGGGCGGTACGGTTTGCCTGTTAGAGGATTGATTACCTCGGCATCGAACTTATGACCGTCCGCTGTGTACACATCTCCAGGAAACAGGCTTTTCGTAGATCGCCGCCGGAACGATTGCAGGGATTTCAACTCCTGGGGGCTCATACGCCCAGCGTTCAAGGCGTCTGGAGATAGTTTTTTCAAGAACCGCTTTACAGCGTGGATACTTGGTACGGTCCCGCCGTACCCGCTGGCAAACTCCATATAACTCGCCGCCACGCTTGGCTTTGTTGGACGCTGGTAGCACCGAAGGAACTCTTTAGCCCACTCGGGAATCGCGAGATTTGGTCGCTGCCTCAACGGAGCCAATCCACTCTCACCGTGAGCCTTATACGCAGCTATCCACCGTTTCAGCGTTCGTTCGGATAGGCCTCGATCTCCAGTCTTGCGGTCATTAGCAAGGTCCACACGCTCCATCAGATAGGGACTCAATGCGCAGTCGCGTGCCTGTTTGACCAAAATGTCTATTGCGCGGCTCTGAGACACGGCGACGGACATACGCTCGATCTCACGAACGAAGCAAAGCCGAGCAACCATCACCGCTTTTTGTGTGTCGTTCAGCCGGTCGCTCACTTTGACGGCTTGCGAGGTATTGACCGCTGGAAGGCTCTCTTTTGGTGCCGCTGCATCTCCACTTACCGATAGAGCAAGCAGCGCCGTCTGGGTTTCTACAGGCAATTGGCTGAACGAGTATTCCACCGCCTTACTGCCCAATCGGCGCTGTCCTTCCCAGCCCATACGCTCTGCGAGCTTCCTGATTCCAGGTACTGTTCCCGGTAGGCCTGGCAGCCCCGCCAATTCTTGAAGCGTATAGAAACTACGCATCTCGGTTACCCTGCTTGGTTTTACTGTTACCAACCGGACTAGATCCGGTATGCTTTCGATATACCGAATTCGCTTCCGCACGATTCGGGCGTTGGCGGATTGGTGATCCGTCAGCGTTCCACCGCTCGGGCCACAGTTGCTCAGGCTTCAGGCCCAAAGCGTCGGCAATCGCACGCTCCACCCTTGGGTAGGGGCGCTGCTTGGCGTTGCGGATGGCTCGCTCGTTCAGATCGTGATCTCTCGCAAGATCGGCAAAGCAGGTGCCGCGTACACGGAGTTGGAATTTGATCCACTCCCACCGGCTTTCCAGATCAAGAGGTATGTCGAAGGTTTTCAT